AGCGGTTGACCAAGAACGAATGAAGGTATTAAGACCATCAATTACTAAAGTTTTAGAGTTGCGTTGCAAATCTCCAAATCCTTTATGTTCTTCATCTATTTCTTTTAGTATATCTAAATACTTTTTATTAATCTGACTCATTTGCTTCGTCCGTTGTTACTTCAACTTCATCCGAATTGGAATTGTTCTTATATAATAATATTGTTGCCTCACAAATCCTTACATAGATTTGGTCTTTAAGTTTTTCATCCTCTAACATCTTTGCAAAGTCTTTGGATTGAAACTTCATAACTTCTCCTGAATCGATATCGATATACTCATACCAAGCTCCTGCTTGCTTAATGATTTTAGCGTCTTTCATAACTGCTAACCATCCACCATAATTATCAATACCTCTATCAAAGAAAATGTCAAAGTCTGCGTGTCTCAATGGTGGGCCCATTCTGTTTTTAATAACCTGACAACGAACTTTGATACCTACGATTCTATCACCTTGTTTCAATTGTCCCATATTCTTCAATCTCAATCTAACCGAACTATGAAATGCTAATGCTTTACCACCCGATGTTGTCCACGGGTCACCAAACATTGCGTTCATCTTTTGTCTTAATTGGTTTGTGAATACAAGTGCAATTGACTGACGACCAATCATATTAGTAATCTTTCTCATTGCTTTGGAAATAATAATAGCTTTGTCCGTTGCGTAACCATCTTTGTCGTAATCAGCTTCCATCTCTTTCTTTGAAGATGCTGCTGCTACTGAATCGACTACAATTGTAACTAATCTATCCTTATCACCTGTTCTAACCTTTTCAATAATTGTTTCACATGCTTCAAAAATACCTTCAACAGTATCAACCGAAACATATAATAATTTTGAAATATCTACTCCGATTGCTTCTAAGTATTCTCTACTTACGGCAGTTTCGGTATCAATCAATACGGCTACTCCACCCTTGCGTTGTGTTTCTGCAAGAATATGGGCAGAGAGCAGAGATTTTCCACTCTGCTCTAAACCCGTAATCTCACATATGCGTCCAACAGGGAAGCCACCATAAGGTCTATTAGAGATTGCGACATCCAACATAGCATTGCCAGTTGAAATCCAATCTTTAACATTGGTAGGGGCATCACCACCTTCATCATTTAGAAAGTAGGCAATCTTACCATCCTTATTTTGTTTGTTTAATGAATCTGCAAGAATACTTGCTAAATCCTCTTCTCTTTTGGCCATTGTAACCTAATTATTAATTGTTAAATAAATCATCAAATGCTGATGCTACATCATCCTTTTGTTTAGGAGCTTCTTCCTTTTCCCAAGGTAAGTCACCACTAATGTCCGATGTTCCACCTAAGTCAACCGATACACTTTTTTGTTGTACTGCTGGTTGTACTTTTGGTTTTGGTGCTTCTAATTCTTCAACAATCTCATCATTAACTGCTGCTGATGGATTTAACCAATTTTCTAAAACTGACTTTAATTCTGCGTAAGATAATTCCGAATATAATTCAGTAATTTCTTTTTGACCATCTAACAATTGTTGGATAGTTTCCGGAGAATCTGCCAATTTAGTTGTTGCAGGTTTAACTCTGATTGTTGTTGTTGGATAAGATGCGTTAGACTCTTCTGCTGACATTACTTCCAATACGATATCTCTACCTGTGTTTGGGTCTGTAATATCTCCGTAATCAGGGTCAGCAATATATCCTAAGATATCTTGATAAACTGTCTTACCGAATCCCCAGAATTTTACTCCTTCCGATTCTTTACCTCTTACGATAACTGGTACGAAAGTTCTTAACTTTGGTTCCATTTTCTTACCTGCTTTCCAATCATCGGTATCACCTGTTCTCTTAAGTTTTTCTGCAAACTCAACGATAGGGTCAGGTCTACCAAATGACATTGGACTTAAATAAGTCTTGTTGTTAATGTTGTAATGAAAGTAAAGTTCAATGAAAGGAATGTCTTTGTTGAACTTGTAAGGAACGATTCTCACTTGAGATTTTCCGTTTGCCGGTTTAAAGATTGAATCCGACTTTTTAGTGTTGTTTTGTAAAGAGCTAAATCTCTTTAGTGCCAATGAAATGTCCATTGTTTTGTTGTTTTTAGGGTTTAAAAATTTGTTTTTAAAGTTGAGGTTTATACTGATATATTCCTATATCTAAATATAACTTTTTCATCTTTTATTACTATAAATATACGACTATTTTTTGATATTACCAAATCTATTTTTGAAGGTTTTCAACCTTACGATTTAGGTAAAATATAGCTTTTTTTAGGTCTTCCAGTTCTTTTTTAGGGTCTTTTTTACCTGCTCTTGCAACATATTTAACTACATTGAATAGGTAAGCATCTTTGTCTAATCCCCATGCTTCACATACTTTAATTACTTCGTATGGATTGTCTACTCCCCCATAGTGTTGAGGGCCGTTAACCATTTCTTTTACTTCCATATTTGATACCATTTTCTTTTAGGTGCAGGTTTACATAGACTAAATGGATTATCCCCAAATGATGTTGTACCTACATATTTTGATGAAAACATATTTAAAAATACTTCGTGATATTTTTCAGGTATCTTACTAAAATCAGCTTTTATTTCTACATTTAATTCAATTGTACCATCTTCTATGGTTATCAATTTTAATGAATTGTAAGTTTCAACATATTGTGTCGATTGGATGTTTAAGTGTCCTCCACCTAAAAATAACTCCGAATCTTTTTTCTTTTCTGCCATAACTTATTTTTTACTATCCCAATATAATTCTCTAACTTTTGCTCCCAATTCGGCATCGTTTGGTGTATCTAAAATTGTTCTACCTTCTACTGTTATTAAGTTTCTATTTTCACCCATATAACATTGTCTACATAATTGTCCTGCTCCTTCTACATAACCATATCTAAAATCGACATGAGTAGTTTTTAATGTAGTAGTTTCTTCACCACACATAACACAGGTTTCATAAATGTCAAATTCGTCTTTTTGTTTTCCTACTGATGTAACTAATCCGTTTTCATCAAATGTAAGTGGTACATGTTGTTCACCCATAATTTATTCTTTTATTGTTTCTAATTTGTTTTTCAATTTTACTGCAAGAGCACAAGTTTCATACTCTTCAAAATCGATGAGTATTTGTAATTGTTCGTCTAATAATTCTGTAAATTCTCTACTATCAATGGATAATGTAATAACTATAATCTCTTTAATTAAGACTTTTGCGAAATCAACTCTCTTCTTTTTATTTCTTATTCCGAATGCAATACCATCTACGATTGCTTTTGCAAGTTCTCGTCTATTAAGTTCAAAAATGTCCGAAGGTTCGTTTGCGTGAATTTGAATTGGAGTGTATCTATTTCTCTTTGTCATGAACCAAATATAAGAAAAATATTTTAATTCTCCAAATTTTCAGTATTAAAACTTTTGAATACTTTTGTAGGTATCATTTTATAACCTGTATTGGATGTGGTTAAGATACAATTTCTAAATTCTTCCCAATCAATCATATAAGAATTATCTAACATACCACCCGTTTTTGACTTAACTACTTCGTTTAAAGCATTAATAGTGTATATTGAATTAGATTGTTTCTTTCTATGTACTAAAATGGTTTTCCATTCCGAAGGGATTGCGTTAGAACCCTTTTCGACATTAAAAGTAATAAATGCTTCTTCAGGTCTTATCTTACTTTCTAAAATGAAAACATTTGGATTAGTCAGAGTATAGTTTGTTAATATAAAATCAACCGACTTATCCAATTCCTCCTTTGTCGTAAAAAGGCAAAGTAGTTGTGTATTCATTATTTTCTATTTTTTACACTGCCTTTTAAACAGTTTTGTAATTCAGGACCATACGCAGTTGCAACTTTTTTAGTATTTGCACCGGCTTGTCTCCAATTATCACTTGCTATTCTAACATTATTTCCATTATTTCCAACTAAATAGACTGCACCTGAACCCGCATCTACTTTAACACTTTTTATCAAATGTTCTTTTAATTTATTTCTTTCTTGTGGAGTATCAATTTTACCTTTATATCCGGACAATCTTGCCATACAACCTCTAACATCACGTGGGGTTACACCAACTCCACCCATTTCAACTAACACTTTGTCATCATAGTTTTCAACATATGTATCAATGTGTAAAGATGATAGTGTTCCTGCAACATATGTTTGAACTGCAGGGCCATTTGGGCCTGTGTGTCCTGGTTTTGTTCCATCGGCTTTATGTAAATCATTCATAAATCCAACGTGAACACCATTTAAACCAGCTGCGTGTCTTTCTTTTATATCCTTCATAGCAGCCATTGTTTTTCCTAAACTAGTTTTTGGATTTAACATATTTTGTATATCTTTTGGAGAATATACACCACCCATTGACTTTGATATTTCTTGAGGGGTCATTGATTGTGATTTCTCAAATATACTTTGTGATAAAGTTCCAATTTTTAATATAAATTTACTATAATTTCCAGATAATGTAGATTTATCAATTTTTGGGTCATTCCATACTTGCAATGCATATTGAACGGTTTGTTCTGGTGTGATTTTATTTTGAGCTGCCTGTATTTGTTCTTTAGTTGCGTTTGGATTTTTCTTTAGAATTTCTTCTTTGATTTTATTCTTAATATATTTATCCCCACTCAATGCCGTTAAATATTCAGCAGATGCATCATCTTTACTTTTAATACTACTTCTTCCTGGTAATCTTTGCCCTATATATGCTATTGATTTTGCATCATTTTTACTTATATCATCATATCCGGCCATTGCAATTGCATTCATATCTTCGGAACCTTTTTGAGCTTTTTGTTCTGCCTTTGCTAATTTTACAACAATTTCAGGTTTAATACCACGTTTTTTAGCTTCAGCCATATAATTCTTCAATCTTTGTGCTGGAGTTGTATTATTTTGTGGGTCATTTAAATCTCTACTTTTTTTATTAGAAATATTAAATGCTTCAACATAACCTTTATCATTGGTATAAACTAAATATGTATCATGGTATCCTTTAAATTTATTCCACATTTTAAGTTCTTTCTCATAATGTGCTTTTTCTTCTGGAGTTTTTGCAGCCTTTAATTTATTGTTTAATAATTCTTCGGTTGCACCATCGGTTATACCATTTGCCTTCATTACCGTTCCATTTCCTTTCTCTCTATTCCAATTTGCAGGGCCGTTCTTTTGTAATGATAAAGAACCCATGTAAGCTGAGCTTATCCAACTTGTTCTAGCTTCTTCATTTTTGAATTTACTGTCCTTTCCTACATTTGTCTTTTTAAATTGAGCGTCATATGCGGTTACAAATGACTCTCTTTCATTATAAATTTGAACTGCAGCTTTAAAGTCATCAGGATTTTTTAAATCTAATTTTTGTGAAATTGAAATTGCTTCTAATTCACCGGCCAATTGTTTAAATTCTCTACCTTTTTGTAAATCTAATATTTTTTGTGTATTCTTTTGATTAACTTGTAATGCTTTTTGATATAATGGTGTATTTTTAGTATCAGATGTTCCATTTATCAAATCGGTTGCCAATCCAACATACATACTTTCTCCTGTTGATGCGACCATACCACCTGCACCTGCAATCTTATCTTTAAACATTTTTTGTTCTTCAGCTGCATGTAAATTAGTCAGTGCTTTTTGTAGTTCTTTTGAGTCTTTAGCCTCTGCAATTGCTCTTTGATATTGGTTATTTCTATCGTATTTTGGTGATTCGTTTCCTTCCTCATCTTCTGCACCACTAACTTTTTTGGTTGGTTCTTGTTTTTTGTCCTTTTCAATATCCAATTTAAAATCGTTACCACCCAATTTTGTACCTTGTGGTTTTTCATCATCATCAGGACCCGCATCAACCATATCAATATCTTTCTCCGAATATCCTGCAGTACCCATCATGCTCTTTGCCGTAGTATATGCTTTTGAATTTTTCTTATATCCCAATGCAGATGCAACGGTTACTTGATTGCCCGTTTCTGGGTTTGTAAATTTTTGTTTTAATACTTTATCTAATGATTGTTTTGCTTCATTCAAATAAGAATAATATACTCTTGCTTTCTGTGCCATTTCGTTTGCATCAGAAATACCATTCTCTCTTAATATTTCTACTAATTTTGTAACTTGTTCCTCTTTTGTCAAATCAATAATACCATGTTCTACACGATATTCTAATTCTTTAAGGATTTCTTGGAAATTTATTATCATTTTTTAAAATTTTTTGGTCTGTCTTGCATTTCTAATTCTTTTCTATGTTTCTTTGCAACATCACCCATAAACTTTATAGCATCTTTTGGATTATTAAAACTCTTATCAATTTTACCTTGTAGTTTTTTAGGGTCATTACCATAGGTTGGTTCCAATGAAACACGATGTTTACCAAATTCTTTACCCATATATAAAGTATAAGTTGGCATATCACCATCACCCATATTATATGCAATTGCACCACCTTCATCTTTTTGTGCATATCCTTCACCACCAGATACTTTATTCAAATGATTTGTAACCGATGGTACTAAATCTTCTGGTTTTGATTTATTTGATGTAGATATTCCGTTC